CCTGATGAATTATGTGATGCTATTTTAACTGAGTATGTTAAGAGTAGTGAGTGGGAATCCACAGTAATAGGACTAGGACAAGTTGATAAAACAAGACGTAACTGTAATACTATTCAAATGTCACAACCCTTTGTAATACAAGAAAACAAAGAACGGGCAAGATTAGATGCAGAAGTGTTTAAGTGTGCTGCTAAATGTATAGAAGAATATAATAAAAGATTTGAGCATGTTCATATAAAAGAAGATACAGGGTATGAGCTTCTTAGATATAATGAAGGGGAGTTTTACATACAACATGTTGATAGTTTTTTACAAGCACCTAGATTAGTTAGCTGCTCTTTTCATTTAAATGATGACTACGAAGGCGGAGAGTTTGGGTTCTTTGATAGAGAGATGAAGATTAAAGCAGGTAAAGGTGATGTGGTAATGTTCCCTTCTACTTTTATGTACCCCCATGAAATCATGCCTGTAACAAAAGGAACTAGGTACTCAATAATTACTTGGTATAGGTAAGAATACTACTAAAACTACAGAGGAAAGGTAATGGCACTAACAACACACAATGTAAATGAAAAGTTACACTCTCATGAAGAGATATGTGCTATTCGTTATGATGCAATACATCACAGGCTAGATAAACTAGAAAGATTAATGATGAAAGCTGTTTGGTCAACTATGACTCTTATGTCAGCAGGGTTAGGTGCATTATTTTTAATCGTCTTAAAATAGCAGTACACAAGTTTAAAACAGGAGAATTTATCGATGAGTTGTTTTATATGGGTGATTGGTACAGTAGTAGTGTGGGAATTAGTTATAGAAAAAAGATTGAAAAAAAGCAACGAGTATTTGCAAGAACATATAACCAAACTAAAACTCAAGTTAAAAAATAAATTAAGAGACTGGCTAAATGATTAACGTTTTACTACCTTTAATTTCTACAGTTATTGATAGAGTAGTTCCAGATAAGAATGGAGCTAACAAAGCTAAGCAAGCTATAGAAGCAGAGCTTATTGCTAATGCTACACAACTTAACTTAGCTCAAGCTGAGACTAACAAGATTGAAGCTGCACATAGAAGTGTCTTTGTAGCAGGTTGGAGACCCTGTTTAGGATGGGTTGCTGCTTTAGGATTTGCTTGGATATTCTTACTAGGACCTATAGCAGAATGGTTAGCAGCAGTATACGGAGTAGCTGTACCACTTCCTAAGTTTGATACTAATGCTTTATTAGAACTTACCTTTGCTATGTTAGGTTTAGCAGGACTTAGAACATACGAAAAAACGAAAGGAATAACTAAGTGACAAGGATAACTCCACACTTTACATTAGAAGAATTAACATTTAGTAATACCGCAGTAAGATTAGACATAGACAATACGCCAGATGAAGAAGCGTTAAAGAATCTAAAAACATTAGCAGAAGGATTAGAACATGTCCGTACTAAACTCGATGGAAATGCTATACGAATATCTAGTGGTTATCGTAGCTTGCAACTTAATAGGGCTCTTCGCAGTAAAGATACTTCATTTCACGTTCGAGGACTTGCTGCTGATTGGACTTGCCCTGGGTTCGGCAGCGTTGATGATGTCATGCGTTGTATTGCTGAGTCTGGGATAGAATGGGACCAGTTAATCTATGAGTATGGTTCCTGGATTCACATAGCCTTTCCTGCAGAAGGAGAGATGGCTAGAAGACAAACCTTTGCAATAACTAAAGATGGAGTAAGAGCTTATGAGTAAACCTAAGAGTCCTGCATGGACAAGAAAAGAAGGACAGAATCCTAAAGGTGGTTTAAACGCTAAGGGAAGAGCTAGTGCAAAAGCACAAGGGTCTAATCTTAAAGCACCAGTTAAGTCAGGAACTAATCCTAGAAGAGTATCATTTGCAGCAAGGTTTGCAGGAATGGCAGGACCTATGAAAGATAAAAATGGTAAGCCTACTCGTAAAGCATTAGCACTTAAAGCTTGGGGTTTTGGTTCAGTAGAAGCAGCAAGAAAATTTGCACAAAATAATAAGAAGAAAGCATAATGGCTACTCCTAAAAAGAAAAGTACAGTAAACAAAGCAGGTAACTATACTAAACCTACTATGAGAAAGACTTTATTTAATAAGATTAAAGCAGGTAGTAAAGGTGGTAATGCAGGTCAATGGTCTGCTCGTAAAGCTCAAATGCTTGCTAAAGAATATAAAGCTAAAGGTGGTGGTTATCGTGGCTAAAGCTAAATCACAAGAAAGCTTAACTAAGTGGACAAAACAAAAGTGGAAAACTTCTGATGGTAGTCCTAGTAAAGGTAAAAAAAGATACCTTCCTGAAGCAGCTTGGAATGCACTAAGTCCTGCAGAAAAAAAAGCTACTAATGCAGCTAAAGCTAAGGGTAATAAAAAAGGTAAGCAACATGTAGCTCAACCTAAGAAGGTAGCTAAAAAGGTAAAAAAATATAGAGCATGAGTAAAGTAGATGAAATAAGACAGTTAGCAGAAGCTGACTTGCTAGTCTTTATTAAGTTAGTTGCACCACATTTAATGTTAGGTGCTATACATGAAGAGTTAATCTCCTGGTGGGGTAGAAGTGAAGCTAAAGAGAACCAATTAGTCTTACTGCCTCGAGGACATATGAAGAGTAAGTTGATTGCTTATAGAACAGCTTGGCATATTACTAAGCATCCTGAAACAACCATACTCTATGTATCAGCTACAGCAGACTTGGCTGAGAAACAACTATATGCAATAAAACAAATTATTGATTCACCTATCTACAGACGTTATTGGTCTGAGATGATTCACCCTGAAGAAGGGAAGAGAGAAAAGTGGGCAGTAGCAGAGATTGCTGTTGACCATCCTCAACGTAAACTGGAGGGTATTCGAGATGCTACATGTAAAGCTGTTGGTCTTACAAGCAACACTACTGGGTTCCATGCTGATGTCGTTGTACTTGACGATATTGTGGTCCCAGGTAATGCGTACACAGAAGATGGCAGAGATAAAGTTGCCTCTGCGTATTCACAGTTAGCTTCTATTGAGAATCCTGGTGCTTATGAATGGGTAGTAGGTACACGTTATCATCCACGTGACATCTATGACACCATGATAAACATCAAAGAACAACATTACGATGAAGGAGGTGATTTAATATCTGAAGAAGAGGTTTACGAACTTTTCCAAAGAGTCGTTGAAACTGATGGTGAGTTCCTCTGGACTAAACAAAAAAGAGATGATGGTAAGCAGTTTGGATTTGATGCGAAAGAACTGGCTAGGATTAAAGCAAAGTACATCGATTCTACTCAGTTCTACGCTCAATACTACAATAACCCTAATAGTACAGAAACCGCTAGAATTAACTCTGATAATTTTCAGTATTATGATAGAGCTGTACTAACAAATAAGGAAGGTGATTGGTATCTACGAGATAGGAAGTTGAACGTGTATGCTGCGATTGACTTCGCTTTCTCGTTAAGAAAGAAGGCTGACTTTACAGCTTTGGTTACTATTGGTGTAGACCATCAAGGTAATTTTTATGTACTAGACATTGACAGATTTAAAACAGAACGAATAGTAGATTACTATGAACACATTCTAAAAGCTTGGGAAAAGTGGGGTTTTAGAAAACTAAGAGCTGAAACAACAGTAGCTCAACAAACTATCGTAAGAGAACTAAAAGAAAGCTATCTTAAACCAAATGGAATACCATTATCAATAGATGAGTTTAGACCAACACGAAGTCTAGGTGATAAGTTTGAAAGAGTAAGTTCCGTGCTTGAACCTAAGTATGACAACTTACAAGTATGGCACTATAAAGGTGGTAATTGTCAATCATTAGAAGAAGAGCTTGTTATGGTACATCCTCCTCACGATGATATTAAGGATGCACTATCTAATGCAATATCAATTGCAGTAATACCTAAACAAAGGATAGGTTCCTTTAGTATGGGTAGTAATATTATGTCACACTCTCGCTTTGGCGGAGTATCTTACTAAGGAAAAATTATGGCAGGTAAAGTCGCACAAATTAGAGAACTATTTGAAGAAAGAGACAGTATAGCTAAACAGCTTGCTCATCTTTATAATAACTGGTGGATACAAAGACAACCAAAAGAAGCTGAGTGGAGAGAACTTAGGAACTACCTGTTTGCTACAGATACTACTACGACTACAAACTCTAAGCTTCCTTGGAAAAACAAAACAACTCTACCTAAACTAACACAGATTAGAGATAACTTACATGCTAACTACATGGATGCTTTATTTCCTAATGACAACTGGATGAAGTGGGAAGGCTCTAACTATAAAGACTCTACAGTTAAAAAACGTAAAGCTATTGAAGCATATCTTAAGACTAAGACTAAAGAGTCAGGGTTTAGAGAAACTATATCAGAGTTATTATATGATTATATTGACTATGGTAATGCTTTTGCAGAGGTTACCTTTGTAGATGAGAAGCATGTAGACCAATTTACTGAAGAAGAGATTACTACGTATCGTGGTCCTAAACTAGCTAGAATATCACCATTTGATATTATCTTTAATCCTTCAGCAGTCACTTTTGATAAAACACCTAAGTTTACTCGATATGTTAAAACTGTTGGTGAACTTAAAAAAGATATGAAAGATAGACCAGACCTTGACTATGATGAAGCTGCGTTTAAACAGGCTATGGACTTGCGTAGAACTATTAGCTCATTTAGACAAGAAGATGTAAACAAAGCAGAAGCATTTATTGTTGATGGTTTTGGTACATTACAAGAATACTATCAATCAGGCATGGTAGAAATACTGGAGTTTGAAGGTGACCTTTACGATGAAGTAAACGATGAGTTACTAGAGAAAAAAATTATTACTGTTATTGATAGAAGTTATGTTATCCGTAATCAAACTAATCCTTCTTTCTTAGGTAGAGATAATAAACATCACGTTGGATGGAGAAAACGACCAGATAACCTTTATGGTATGGGTCCTTTAGATAATCTAGTAGGTTTGCAGTATCGTGTAGACCACTTAGAAAACTTAAAAGCCGATGCCCTTGACATGACTATACATCCTCCCTTAAAAATTAAAGGTGATGTAGAACCTTTTGAGTGGAGACCTGAATCTACAATACATATTCCAGAAGATGGCGATGTAGAAGCTATGCCTCCTAATGCAGCCGCATTTCAAGTAAACAATGAGATTGCAGTTTTACTACAAGTCATGGAAGAAATGGCAGGAGCACCTAAAGAAGCTATGGGTATTCGTAGTCCTGGTGAGAAAACAGCTTTTGAAGTACAACAACTACAAAATGCTGCAGGTAGAATCTTCCAACATAAAGTAAATAACTTTGAGGTACAGTTCTTAGAGCCTATTCTAAACACTATGCTTGAGATG